CATTGGTTTTTGACCAAATAGTGGTTTCTCACCCATTGGTTTTTGACCCATTGGTTTTTGACCCATTGGTTTTTGACCAAATATAGGTTTATCACCCATTGGTATTTCACCCATAGGGTTTTGACCCATTGGCTTCTGACCAAATGCAGGTTTCTCACCCATTGGTTTCTGACCAAATAGTGGTTTATCATTCATAGGGTTTTGATCCATAGAGTTATCATTCATAGGGTTTTGATCCATTGGTTTTTGACCATATACAGGTTTCTCACCCATTGGTTTCTCACCCATTGGTTTTTGACCAAATAGTGGTTTCTCATTCATAGGGTTTTGACCAAATACAGGTTTCTCACCCATTGGTTTCTCACCCATTGGTTTTTGACCAAATAGTGGTTTCTCATTCATAGGGTTTTGACCAAATACAGGTTTTTCACCCATTGGTTTTTGACCAAATACAGGTTTCTCACCCATTGGTTTCTCACCCATTGGTTTTTGACCAAATAGTGGTTTCTCACCCATTGGTTTTTGACCAAATAGTGGTTTCTCGCCCATAGAGTTTTGACCCATTGGTTTTTGACCCATTGGCTTCTGACCAAATGCAGGTATTTCACCCATAGGGTTTTGACCCATTGGCTTCTGACCAAATGCAGGTTTCTCACCCATTGGTATTTGACCCATTGGTTTTTGACCCATTGGCTTCTGACCAAATGCAGGTTTCTCATTCATAGGGTTTTGACCCATTGGTTTTTGACCCATTGGTTTTTCACCAAGTATATTTTTAATCATAGAAGATTTATTATTATTAGGGTTTAAATTTGTAGTATCTTGTATGGATTCAATTGTAGTTGTATCATCTTCAGATAACACTTGTAATATTTGAGATAATATATTTTGTTTCATTAAATTTTCTGATGTAGTATTACCACCTTTTTGTGCAGCTGGATTTTCTTCAAAAGCAGGTTGGTTTTGTGCAGCTGGATTTTTTCCAAAAGCTTGATTTTGTGCAGCTGGATTTTTTCCAAAAGCAGGTTGATTTTTCATAGCTGGATTTTTTCCAAAAGCAGGTTGATTTTTCATAGCTGGATTTTTTCCAAAAGCAGGTTGATTTTTCAAAGGTGGATTTTGTGGTTTTTTAACAGTTTTTAATTTATTTTCAATTTGTTTTTTATTTTTTTCTAAATTATTTAATTTTTCTTTATTTTCTAATAAATTTCGTTTTCCTGCATTATTAATAGCTTCAGTATCCATATATTGTGTATATAAATTTTTCATTATTGTTTTAACTCTGTTATAATCTCTATTATTTATTCTCATTGCTTCAAGTTTAATATATTTACTAAATTGATATATTCTATGTTCACAATAAATTAATATTTTTATTTTGTCAAATATAGGCATATCACTTGATTTATCTAATAAAAATGATCTATAATCATCATTTAGATATAAAATACAATCTTCATAACAATTGGTTATATCTTCAAATGAATCAAATATATTAGAATTAGTTAATTCATTTATATAATTTTTTGGATTATAGGCACAATTAATAATACGTCTTTTAAATATATCTTTTAAACTATTATTATCTATTAATTTTTTTAATAAAGGATCAATATAATCGTAATCATATCTAATATTGAATTTATTCATATGTTTTGTAAATTCTATTTCAAAATTATCATCTAAAATTTCTTGATGTAATATAATTGGAAACCATTCTTTATCTCTATTTACATTTTTAGAACATTCCATTATAAAATTAGTTATAAAACCATTCTCTATATTATCTAAACCTTCTATACATTTAAAATTTTCTAATAATAAATTTGATGTAGCTATATCATCTTTAATATTTTTTAATTTAATGTTTATTTCATTTAATTCTTTATTTAATTTATTAAACTCATTATAATAATTATTATCATTAATATTTTCAATTTCTGGTTTAATTAAATTAACATTATTTATTAATGGATCGCTTTGATCATCAATTTTAGGAATATTATTATTTATATTACCACCAAAAAGTTTTTGAATTGCTGAAATATTTCCATATTTTGTTCCTTTTATTAAAAATAATAAAGATTTAGCATCTACACTAGATAAATAATTTTGAAATCTTTGATTAACTATTATATTTGTTTTAGGTAAATATAATATTTTTTTCATATCTAATAAAGCTTCAATTATATATTTAGTATTATCATATTTAGCACCACCTTTATATTTTCTTTTTATGGTTCTTGTATGTAAATTTTTAGTTCTAGCCATATATATATTAATTATATAATAATTTTAACTTTATATAAAGTTAAATCTACCAGTTAATAAAATGTATATATTTTTATTATTATTACCATTATTAAATATAAATTATTGGGAAAAATATACACAACCAAAAGCAGAAGATTTATATTTAAAATTATCTAAAAATTTAAGAGAAGAAGTTCAAGATAATTTTTATATACTAAAGACTGTTAAATATGAACATACATTTATTAAAGAACATTTATTAAATGTTTCCAAACATATTAAAAATACATTATTAGAAAAAAAAATGAAAAATAGAAGAAAGATGGATTATTTATTTGCAAGACATATTGATATGATTAATATAATTCATAAAAAAGCAGAAAAAAATTTATTTCAATTAGAATATATTCGTAAATCAGCTAGTGATACATTAGCTGATTTGAAAGAAAATCATATTAATATGTTACATAGATTAAATAAAAATCAAGAAGATATAAATAATAAATTAGAAATAAAAAAAGAAAATCACATGGATTTAATGACAACTTATTATAAAAATTGGAAGGATAAACGTGAAGAAATTTTAGATATTATAGATTTTTGATAATTATTTATAAATAAATTTGATAATATTATATAGTATTAATTATAATAAAAATATTAAATGAATAATATAACTGTAGCAAATTATATTCATAGAGAATTATTTAAAAGAAATATAAAACATGTATTTGGATATTCAGGTGGTGCTGTATTACCATTATTGAATGAATTTAAAAGTAACAAAATTAAATTTATCAAAAATAGTACAGAACAATGTTCTGGATTTGTAGCTGAAGGATATTCTAAATCTTTAGGTTTATCTATTCCTGGTGTAGTTGTAACAACATCTGGACCAGGTTTAACAAATATGATAACACCATTACAAAATGCATATAGTGATGGTAGTCCATTAATTGTAATTTCTGGACAAGTTCCATTAAAAGCATTAGGGACAGATGCTTTTCAAGAATGTCCTGCTACTCATTTAACTAAACACTGTACAAAATGGAATAAATTAATTACAAATAAAGATGAAATTATCGATTCTATGAATATGGCATTTAATATTTCTATGTCAGAAAGAAAAGGTCCAGTTCATATTGATATTCCAAAAGATATATTATTACAAAAGATTAATATAGATTATAATTATTATAATAATTATATATCAAATAATTGGAAGGATTTAGATATGGGTAAAAATTTAGACAATAAAATTGAATTAGTTTCTCAATTAATAAATAAAGCAAAAAAACCTATAATTATTGCTGGACAAGGAGCAAATGAAGTTAGTAAAGAATTAACTTATATGGTATCTACAAAAAAAATACCAATTACGACAACATTACATGGTATGGGATGTGTAAATGAAAAAAATAAAATGTCCCTTGAAATGTTAGGAATGCATGGAAAACCTGTAGCTAATTATGCAATTCAAAATTCAGATTTAATTATTGGTTTAGGTACTAGATTTGATGATAGGACTGTTTGTAATATTGATAAATATGCACCAAACGCAATTTTAAATCATGGTATAATACATATTGATTCTAGTTCAGAACAATTATCAAAAGTTCAAAAATTATTTAATCATAAAAATTTACAATCAATTCATTGTAATACAAAATTATTTATGAAAAAATTAAATAGATATCATGTTAAAACAAAATCAGATAATTGGATTAATAAATTAATTGAATATGATAATAAAAATGCTTATTACTATAATAAAAATACACATGTCATAAAAACACCAGATGTAATTAAAAGTATTGATGAAAATATAGATAAATTAAAAATTAATAGAGATAATATTATATTTACAACAGGTGTTGGTAATCATCAAATGTGGACATCTCAACATATTACTTGGACATCTCCAAATAAAATGATAACATCCGGTTCTCTGGGAACAATGGGTGTAGGTGTTCCATTTGCAATTGGTTGTAAATTATCAAATCCAAAAAATATGGTTATATGTATTGATGGGGATAGTTCTTTTACTATGACATCAAATGAATTACAAACAGTATTAGAAAATAATATTCCTATTAAAATAGCTATAATGAATGATGGTAGACAACAAATGGTTCATGTATGGCAAAAATTATTTCATAATGAAAATTATGTTGCTACAGATAATATTAATCCTAATTTTGAATTATTAGGAAAAGCATATAATATAAAAACAATTGAATGTTCTAATACATATAGTTTAGATAATAAAGTTAAACAATTTTTAACAACAAATGAGCCAATTATTGGAGTATTTAATGTTGAACCTGAAATGTGTTTTCCATTAGTAGCACCTGGTAAAGGATTAGATGATATGATCATGAATAAAAATGATATAAATAAATTAGATAAAAATCTAAATGCTCCTAATTAAATTCCTTACAATTACATTTTTTTCATTTTTTTTCCACTTTTTTTAGATTTAACTAATCTTTTAGGTTTAATCATTTTTTTCTTTTTAGTATAACTTTTCTTTTTACTACCTCCTCTTGATTTTTTCTTTTTAGATGAACGTTTAGGTTTTTTCATTTTTTTAGTGTATTTTTTTTTTGATTTTTTCTTTTTACCACCAGATTGTGGTGGACATGTTGCAGAATATGGAGTAATAGTTGAAAACATTGGTGCTACTTGGGATAAAGGTCCATCAACACTATATCCAGCTGGCATCTCACAAACAACACTCATTATATAATTATATAATATTTTAATTATTTTTTAATTTTTTTTCCTTTTCTTCTACCTTTGCCACCATTAATTCCCTCTAAATTTTTAATACATTGTAATTTAGATTCATTTGTTGATCTCATACCACAAACACCACCTTTACCTAGATGTTTTTTCCTTAAATCTACTGATAATTCACTTAAATTTGTTATTTTTGTTGGTCCACTAGGACCAATAATATTAGTAAAATTTAATAATAAATTCCATATTTCCCAAAAAGCAAAAAATAATATTAAAAATACTAGTAATCCTGTTATTTTTGTATATTTTGATTCCCATTCAGTAGGATTATTATCACATTGTAATTCAACTGGAATTGTTTCACCATTATCATTTATTCCACATGTTCTTGTCCACCAAACTAATAAAAAATATATAAATCCCATCATAAATGTGAATTTAATTATATCAGGTCTATATTGTATACTTCCAACTATCCCCTTATCTGTTAATTGTGATACAAATGTCAACGCAATTCCAATAAATCCAATAATTATTATTAATAAAATAATCCATTTTGCTATTCCTATACCTGATTTAGAAACTAATTTATATTCAAATGATACATCTTGTAATGGTTGTTGTGTATCGGGATCGATACAAATCCATTCCATACATTGATTATCTGGACAACTCATTGAATAAAATTGTTGATATAATATCAATATAATAATAGTTAATACTAATAATAAACCAGGAAAAATATAATCCTTTTGTACTATTTTTGAAATTATTCCCAATAAATTAGTTAAAAAATCTAACATATATTTATACATATATATTTATTTATCTAATATTTATATGTATTTCTTATAATTTCATTTATATCTCCACCATTTTGTAATTCTTTATTAACTTTATTAATTGATTTTACTGCTTTTAATCTTTCTTGAGCTACTAATTTTTCAGATGGTTTTAAATTTTCATCAATATAAGTTACTGTTGTATTACCTTCAATAATATCTTCTTTAACATTATTTAATCTCTTTCTTAATTGATTTAATTTATTATTATATTTTGTTTCTAATTCTTTAATTGTTTTATTTTGATTTATCTGTAATTCTTGAACTTTTTTATTTGCTTTTGATTCTAATTCTTTTACTTTGTTATCTAAATTAACTGTATTTGTTTGATAATTAATTACTTTTTCTGCAATTTTAACAACATTACTATTATCTATATTATCACCTGTAATTTTTTTTATTTCTTTTTTAAATTGATCCATCATTTCTTGACTTGGAGCGCCTGGTATTTTAATGTTATCGTTGCTAGTATATTTACCCATTATTGTCATTGATCCACTTGATACTTTTCTCCAATACCACCAAAAGGATAAAAATGATATGGTTAATAATATCCACACAATTTTACTATTCCAATTAATATAATAGCTATCTCTATCATAATTACATAAAAAAAAAACTTCAGATTCTGGATTAGGACAACCACCTTCGTAAATATAATTAATAATAAAAATAATAATGAATATTATATTGAGTCTCATAATCCATTCGGGACTATAACTAGTAAAAAATGAAACAATATACATAAATAATAATGATAAAGTTATCAATGTAATTATTATATTTTTTGTTCCAGAAAAAAATCCATTGAATTTTACATATTCTTCACCACCATGTATTATAACTTCATCATTTACTGGATCATATTCTTCATATGAAGAACATTCATAACTTGTTGTGCTATTTGTATTATAACATGTTTTACTAAATTTTGATAAATATATTATACATAATAATAATGATATAATAGATATTGTTAAATATTTATTCCAAAATAATGGAATAAAACTTGTTATTAAATTTAAAAATTTATCAATGTAAATTAACATACTATATATAATTTACTTATAAATAAATATATATATTATTATATTATGGAAACGCAAATAAATAATTTTACAAATAGTATTATAAATGGAGAATTAAATATAAATAATTTTAATTTTATAGATAATTGTATAGAAATATGCAAAAAAAATGATACTAATTTATTACATATATATTCTATTATTAAAAATGGTATTGAAGATTATTATAAAAATATGATAAATGAAAATAATGATATTAAAATAAATATTGTTAAAAATATTAAAGAATGGAGTCTAAATATTTCACCTCATAATATATTTAATAATAATCATGAAGATGAAATTAATATAGACAATTATAATAATTTTTTACATGAAAATATGATATATAATGAAATTAATAAAGAATATAATAACATTAAATCAATTGATACTATCTCCGAATCAATATTATTAGATTTAAATAGTAAAGTAAAAAGATCAATTGATATTATAAATGATCAAATTAACTTATTTAAATCTTATATATTAATAATTGAACCGAATTATAATTATTTAATTATAGATTTATCTAATATTAAAATAAATAATTTAAATATTATATTATTAAATTATATTTATATTATTAATTTTATTAAAAAAGAATATCATTATTTAATATGTTTATCAACATCTACTATTGAAAATTTATTAAAAATTAATTATGATTTACAATTACAATATAATAAATTAATTGATTAATACGATATTATCTTCTTTTTCATCTATTATTTCTTTTTCTACTTTTTCTACTTTTTCTTTTTTAATTAAATTTATTTCTTTTTTAATTTTATTAAGCTCATAAGATAATTTTTCATTTTTAACTGCTAAATTATTATTCTTATTTATTAAATAATTTATATAATAATAATTTTTCCAAAAAACTATTATACCACCACCAATAAAAGAAATACTAGATAATATTATTTTATTCATATTTTAATATATATATATTATTATTTTTTTAAATAAAGATATCTTTAATAAATTTGAATTTCTTATATTACTTTTAATCGATATAAATAATATATTTACATATTTTAAATATGTCTACTTACAATTACAATTCCGATTTCTTTGTAGTAAATCGCATTCTACCAAAGAAAATTCCAGGATATGAAATATATATGAATGTCCCATGGACAGACATCGCTGTTCAAAATATGCCTAGAGAAAATATTGGAAGAACGTTTAATATTATTGGAATTATGGAAAACAATTATAATTCCAATAATATTACAGAAACTATTATTAATGATACTTATACAGTAAACAAACCTACTCCGAATAGTATTATTTCAGATGAAACTATTTGGAAAAAAGAAAAAGGTGAAAGTAAGTATATTCGTAATCGTAAAATTCCTGTCAAGAAAACAAAGAGATATCCAACAAAAAAGAAAACAGATATTTCAATTGAAAGAAAAAATCATCGATTTGACAAGTATAATATGATGAATAACTTTGGAAACTAACAATTAATAATTTACAATAATAATAATAATAATAATAATAATAATAATTTACAATATTGATATTGCTATATCCTCTATAGCTTCGTCCATTAATATTTTTTTATTAAATATATCTTTTTTCATTTTCATATAAATTGTATATATTTCTTTATTATATTTTCCTTTTTTATCATATGATTCTACTATAAAAAAAGGAACAGTATTTATATTATATTTTATAGCTAATTTATTACCATCAATATTATTTACATATAAATGATTATCAATTTTATCAAACAATTTATCTTTTTTTAATCTAGATTCTATACTTAAACATTTTCTACAAGCATTTCCATCTGGTGTTAATTTTTTAACCATTGTTATTTTTCTATTTGATAATGTATGATAATTATGTTTTATTATTTTATTATATTTAAGTAAAATCATTATTATATTATATATTATATATATATAATATATATATATATATGAGAAATAAATATACTATTAGAAAAAAACGTAAACAAAATAAAATAATAAAACAAATTGGTGGATGGAATATGACTACTTTTAATAATTTTAAAAAAGAAGCTATAAAAGAAAATGATAGATTAAAACAATCAGAAAGATGGTGGGATGAATTAAAAGAAGAATTAGAATATTATGCCAATGAGATGTCTGATGAATTTATGGCTGAATCTAGATTTGCAGGTATGCCAATGGGACAAGTTCAAGATAGTCTAGACTTAATAAATATTTTATGTATTGAATTGGCTTATAGATATGCTCGTATGATTTTAAGTATTGGTGGAATAGTTATGGATAATAATGTAATTGAAACATTAAATAAAATAACATTTAGATTAAAAGATATAGTAAATATTGATTTTGTTGAATTTATTCAAATATTAATTGAATTTGTCAAATCATCTAAACATTATGGAGAATTAAATGAAATAAAATATAAAGATCCAGAAATATTGGATGAGGAAGATACATTAATAGAAGAAGGGGATTGGATAACTGCTAGAAATGGTCCTCAACAATTATCAAGAAGAATCATGTCTATATTTAACTCTAGTATGCAAGCTAGTCATTATGAATTATACAATAGTGGATTAATGGATTGTGTAAAATTATTAGAAATATTTTTATTAAAAGCATATACTGGAGAATATGGCGAACTTCAAGCAAGAGATATAATTTGTCGAGATTATTTTTTTGATACAATTAATAATAGAGATGAAATAATAGAAAAAGTAGAATCAATAAAAGCGATTGACGATAAAATAAAAGAATTAAATGATAAATATGAAATAATTTATGATGAATATGATGAATATACTGAAACAACAGATTTTCAAGGTTTACCTGAAACAGATCCTATAATTGTAAAATTAAGACAATATCAAAAAGAATTAGAAAATCTTCAAGAGGAAGTTGAGAGTTATGAAAGAGATAAAAATAAATTAAATTATGATTTATTAGATGGAACAGATGAAACTGAATTTATAGAAAAACAACAAATCAGAGAACTATGGAAAGAACTATATAGTCCAAGTATAATTAATTCGTTAAAATATGATAAACTAAAACAAGCTGATAGAGATGGATGGAAAATAAGTTTAAAAAAATGGAAACAATCATTAAAATTAATGTTAGTTTCAATGTTAATTCATAGAAACAATTATAAATTTTTTGAAAAAATCAATATGGATGATTTTGATAAAAGTATTAGTAAAACATATGAACAATTTCAAGTTAAATTAGCTGTTTTTTATAAAAAATTATTATTACGTTGGACAGGATTTGGAACATTAGAAGAATATCATAAAGCAAATACAGATATGTACAAAAATAAAAATAAATTAGATTTTAGATTTATTGATATTCTTAATTGTATCGAAGAACAATTAGAAATTTTAAAAATATTTATGCATCCACGAAATGATGCTGGATTAGAACCCGAAACGGAAAGTGGTGATTCAGATTCAGATTCAGATTCAGATTCAGAATTTGAACCAAGTGTATTACCATCAACTAGACATGTTCATTTATATGATGAAAAATTAGGTATAGATTTAGATGAAGATAGTGATGATGAATTT